TTCAATTAGAAGTTCTTTATCTATTCTTGCTAACTTTAAGTTGGCTTCAACATAGCTTCGCTCTCTGGCAATAGATGCATAGCCAGAAGCTAATAAATTTTCAATATTATTGTGCCGGTCAAAAATTAATTTACGAAATTGAATACATTGGGGAGTGCCATAATGATTTAGCCGATCAACCAGTGACGAATTTGTGACGTAGTTGTGACATGTTGGAGGCCTATGGAGACCATTGTGGACTAGTTGGGGATAATTTAGATCTTGTAGAAAACTGCCGCAGACAGCATCATAACTGGTCTGCGGTGGTCTAGTACGGTTTCACCGTTCTTGCATTTGGTGGAGGTGGCGGGTTTCGAACCCGCATTTAATTGCTATATATGATGGCTTATTTTGAAAGCTGGCTAAAAGCTGTCATTTGACAATAAAATCCAAAAAAATTAAGAAGCCCTTTATTTGTATGAAATTCGACCAACTGCTAGCCTGAAAGCTTCGCTGTGTAATGAATAAATTTAGTGGTATAATCATTTAATCATTTAATCATTTAATCATTTAATTATTTAATTATTTAAAAATACTATATAAAATGCTGTTTTAACAAAATGTTCGGTTTTAATTTTTTATGGATCTCATTAATGCTTTTAAAAGGGTTTCATGCCTGTGATAAACGAGGCACAGAAAAGTCAGTTTTACAAAATGGTCCTTTTTTAAGTGAGCATAATGAAGAAAAGAAGCAGTGGCAGTGGTTAACTCAAGGTTATTATTTTTGGACTGATGACGCTTTTTTTGCTTATATTTGGGGTAAAAAACATTATAGAAATAAGTATTATATTCTAGAGTGTGATATAGATGTTCCAGATGATTTGTATTTAGATTTACATGGAAATGTTACTGATCAGGTGTATTTTTATGAGCTCCTTAAAATATATAAAGGATTCTTGAAAAAGGTAGCTCCAGGTGAGGAACCTACAATATGCACAGCGATTAATCACTTTAGGCATAAAACTGAGGGTGATATGTCTAAATTGTTTCCATATTTAGTAGTTAAAGCAGCAGATGATCACGGGGGGGAATGTGTTAATTTTACCCCTAGAAGACGAGAGGCTATGAACAAAATTAAAAGACAGCAAATTTGTGTTTTTGAAGATGGTAAAGATTGTATCTCGGAGCCTAAATTATTTTATACTTCTGAGATAACAGAGGAGAAGATGAGATGAGTAATGTACATGAAGAGTCACTACGTTTAGCAAAGTTATGGTTAAATAATGTAGATAAAGAAGAATTTCTTACTGAGTATAATTCGCTAAAAAGCGAAACAGGTCCTTTGATTTCAAATTACTTTGAACAGGCTTATAAAGCTCAGTTAAAAAAGAAATGCCTCCTAAATTATTGGGAGAGTCTCACGCTAAATTTGGAAAATACTGCATGTTATGTGCATAAGTTTAACTCGCTTACTCATCTGTCTGTCAGAGGAGCAAAAGATGATAATCAATGGCAGATCAATAGTTTTTTGTTTGATGACCATATAAAGACAAACACGTTCATTGATGACCCAGATAAAGAACCAACTAATATTTGTAGTGCAAATGATGACAACTACGCTTTGGCAGCATAAAAATGAACATTAGATTAGAAACTAATAAAGTTGAAGAATTAAGAATTTCAAAAATAGAACAGGGATCTGATCATCTAGAGTTTTCTTTTAGCGCTAGCTTTAGTGACTCTAATCTTTGTCAATACTGCATACTTTTCGAATTAAAACTGAAGCACCGAGAAGGCTTCTTGTATGAAGTAAAGTATAGGTCTGATTTTGAAACAGATATTGAGATTGATGAAGACTTTAAGAAGTCGCATTTCATTTTTGTAAACTCTCCTGCTATAGCATATCCCTTCCTCAGAGCTTACCTGGCAAACTTGATGCTTAGTTCTGGGCATGAGCCGGCAATGTTGCCTGCCGTGAATTTTGTAAAAAAACATAAAGAAACAATAGAGCAGAACTAAAAGGAAAATGGACTTACTATAATACACTGCTAAAAATTTTAGCTGCCTTATTACCAGCAGTGGGCAGCGAGCTAGGTATAAACTTAGCGTATATCTTTGCCGTCGTGAGCACGTTTGAGTGTCCCATCTGATTAGATAGCCATGGTAATGACTCGCCAGCTTATAACATCATTGATGCGTAAGTATGACGAGTCTGATATGGGTTTCTGTACCTAATTCCTGCCTTCTTTAATGCTGGTACCCATAATGTACGTCTAATAGCCTGATCACCTTTCCAAGGTTCTTCTAACCTAGGGTTATGAAATATCTGTAAGCCTTCCAAAAATGTGAATTGCTTTTGCTCTTTCAAAGCAAATAGAGCATCAGGTAATAATTTTATTGTCCTGGTACCGCTGGTGGTTTTAGTTGATTCAGGTGTTTTACTGGCTTGAGTTAACGCTCTTGATACGCGCACTTCACTATTAACAAAATCTATATCTCCCCACTCTAGTGCAATAATTTCTGATGTACGCATACCTGTCCAAAATGCAAAGCGTAATAGGTTTCTTGCTTGGCCGTTGGTGGCTTCTAAAAGCGCTACCTGCTCATCTTTAGTAAATGGGTCTATATGCGTTTGGTTGTCTTTAGGCCCTACTTGCTTGGTATATTTCCAACCATACAGAGGGTTTGTTTCTATGACCTCATCGTATAAGGCATCTTTAATGCTGTTCTTAAAACAGAAAGCGGCTTATCCAATTCAGTTAGGCAAATTGTATTTAATCGTATTTCTAGAAGCACTTTGGTTACGTGCTTTGTAATCCAGACGATCTATTAATTATAGCCACTGTAGAGCTAGGCGATTCTTCCCATAACAATAAGAAAGCAATCAAGCGAGATGAATTCCTTGAATCAGCTTGTCGAGCTGTGGATTTAACATTACATCGATTTAAAGCGAGTTATAACTGTAAAGTATCTGAAGTACGCGATGTTATTTTTCCAACAGGAGCTATACTGAATACGCTTGAGATTTAGGTGATGAGTCCTCGGGTAACGTCCTTTATTTCAATTTAATATCAAACGCCTTACTAAGTAAAACTTCCTAATATTACGTTTTCAGAATAAAGTTTAGCTTGTTTTTTCTTTTTAGAGTGCTCAATATCTTCGTATTAAAATGATTATAAAGAGAAAAATATGAACTGGTTTGAAATTGCACCTCCTTTTTTAGCAGCTATAGCCTCAATAGCTGCAGCCATTGCTGCCTTAATATCACTACGTATAAGCAAAAAAGCAGCTTCTGTAGCTGAATTAAGCGCCCTTGCAGTACATCATTATTCTGCATCAATAGAGTATACTAAAGTAGTGGAAAGCTTGAGCGAAGTTACTCAAGATTTCTATGGGTTTAGTGATAATATGTGGGTTCAATGGGCAAGAGAATTAGAAGCCAAAGATAATTATGAATTAGGCGGCAAAGACGGTAGGCCACTTCGTCATGTTCTTTCTAACGGCAGTGAGATGTTAGCTAATTATGCTATTAAAACAAGATTCTTGAGAGGGCATGCTAATCAACCAATACTTTCAGTGATTAGACATGGGGTAAACAATTTAAATGACAATGAATATCAAGAGCTCTTGCGAAAAGCTGATGGTTGCTATAATGGTTTTGAAAGCGTATTTGGTATTCCCTCCAGTTCAGCAGCTATAACAACTGCTCCAGCATTTCGTTGGATATGTTATCAACTAGCGAAGCGAGTTAGAACTGAAGACTGGAAAGGAGTGTGGCAAGAATCATGGGAAGAAAGCGGGTGGCTTTATGAGTATCAGATTCGATATTCAAAGATTGAGCCTGTTTTGAAAAATGCTCAAAAAACACTAAGGTCAGAAAAGCAAAAATTAGAACATACGGCTTTTCCACTTAGTCATAATGTGGAGCTGTTTGCAAAATACGATGAAATCTTGGAAATACTAGAGAGCTTGTTAGAAGACTGTAATGGAAAACTTTTAGAAACTTACAAAGACTGGCGGTATAGTGAAGAATTAAGTCTATTAGTAGTCTGTTCGATGGCGACCGCAAACTATGTAGCTTCTCAGTTAAGCCTTATTCATAGAAATAATTACTGAGTGGGATTTATTGTATATTTGTAGAATTAGATAAGGGTTGGGCTCCCAGAGCTAAGAAGGGTATCCTATACAGCCTTTGCAGATTACAGCCACAATGTATGCGTAAACCATCTAAGGATGGAGGGCGTCTGCAATAACACAACAAAAAAATTCAATAAGTCAGTTAAATTCTTAGATCAAGAAGTTAGGTTCTTAAGGCATGCATGGGCACATAATGGTGGATATATCAGCTCAAGTGAAGTGCATGAAAATATTAAAAAAATATAGATGATATAACACTTGCGAATGGGAAACTCTCAATTTCAAAAGAATACATTGAAAGAACAATAAAAGAGATGGCTGTTTTTTCTGCCGAGTTAAACAAATCAATTAAGGAAAATTTACTAAACTAATTCTAAAATCAGGACGTCTGTAAACAAAGAACCCTTACTGTCATTGGATACAGACCTCTAATGTATTCCAAGTAAAATAAATCTTCAGTTAAAGTGCTGCTTTGTGTCAAATCTTGCCTTTATCTCAATGAAGTACTAGAGGCGGGAAACGGCCAAAAGCAGTCATTTCCTAAGTATTAATCACATATTTAAAACGTTTGTCCTCATTCGATATGTTTATAGTATTTAGCCTTATTAGCGTATTGATACTACCACTATAAAACACTGATTATAAAAACAGTGTTATCTGGATTTTAAACTAATATCGTGCGTGTTTACACTTTGAACTATAATTATTGTACGCATTTACACTTGTAAAATTATAGAAACTACCGCAATATCAACGATATAAAAAGGAACAAAAATGAATAACGAGAAACTCGTTATTTTTACAAATTCGCATGCGCGTTTAGCCAGGGAGGGTCTTCATAAAATGAATATTATTTCAAACAAATTAATAAGTTATCTGTCTTTTCTAGAAATCCCTTTCTTGTGTAAACGCGCATGCGCAGTATTAACCTATTATGTGATTAAATTAAGTATAGGAGTGCCACTTGGAATATAAAGATATAGTGATGATTATCGCTGTTATAGCAGGTCCAATTTTAGCCGTACAAGCTCAGAAATATTTAGAGGGCCTCAAAGAAAATAGAAGCAGGAAGATGAGACTGTTTCAAACTTTGATGTCAACAAGGGCTACACGTTTAGCTCAAGAGCATGTGGCAGCTTTAAACATGATTGATATTGAGTTCTATGGAAAAAACCGGTTTGGTAAGAGGTCGCAATCGGCTGGTGAGAAGAAAATCACTAACGCTTGGAAAATTTATAATGATCACCTTGGTTCGCAAGTACCAGATAATAGAGCACAGTCGTGGGCAGATAAAAGAGATGAGCTTTTTACCTCTTTATTGTATGCATTATCTGAACATCTAGGATATGATTTTGACGAAGTGCAGCTCAAGCGAGATTGCTACAGGCCTAATGCACACGGTGATATAGAAAATGAGCAACATAAGCTTAGAGCTGGTTTAGTTGCTGTTTTAGAAGGAAAGAAATCAATACCAATGAATGTTACTTCCTTGCCTCCATACCATCCTGTTGACCCAGTTAATCCCGTTGCTCCAGAGTAATCATCACATAACAAGAACCAGCAATCAGACTCCGCAAACGTGTCACCTTTTGTGCTTAAAAACGCACAGAAGTCGCCAAGTTCGCTAAGCTGTTGTGGTTAGCGTTAATCTTTATCTATAATGTCCGCTTTGTGTCATCAGCAGACTTTAAATATGTTAACTACTCAGAAAGCTACTGAATATTCCAGTAGCTTTTTCTCCTGCACTAGGCAATGAGCTAGGTATAAACTTAGCGTATATCTTTGCCGTCGTGAGAACGTTCGAGTGTCCCATCTGGTTAGATAGCCATGGCAATGACTCGCCAGCTGATAACATCATTGATGCGTAAGTATGACGAGTCTGATATGGGTTTCTGTACCTAATTCCTGCTTTCTTTAAGGCTGGTATCCATAAGGTACGTCTAATAGCCTGATCACCTTTCCAAGGTTCTTCTAACCTAGGGTTATGAAATATCTGTAAGCCTTCCAAAAATGTGAATTGCTTTTGCTCTTTTAAAGCAAAGAGAGCATCAGGTAATAATTTTATTGTCCTGGTACCGCTGGTGGTTTTAGTTGATTCAGGTGTTTTACTGGCTTGAGTTAACGCTCTTGATACACGCATTTCACTATTAACAAAATCTATATCTCCCCACTCTAGTGCAATAAGTTCTGATGTACGCATACCTGTCCAAAATGCGAAACGTAATAGGTTTCTTGCTTGGCCGCTGGTGGCTTCTAAAAGCGCTACCTGCTCATCTTTAGTAAATGGGTCTATATGCGTTTGGTTGTCTTTAGGTCCTTCTTGCTTGGTATATTTCCAACCATACAGCGGGTTAGTTTCTATGATTTCATCATATAAAGCATCTTGTAAGGCTGTTCTTAGTGGACTCAGTATATTAGCAATGCGTTTATTGCTGCATGTCTGCTCTGCACACCAGGCACGAACATCAGTTCGTTTTAACTTTGATAGCAGTATGTAGCCAAATACAGGAATAAGAATGTTACACACAGTTTTATAATAATCGTTATATGTGGATGCTTTCAGTGTTGGTTGCTTCTGATCCAACCACTCTTCCAAATAGGTACGTATAAGGGTGAACTCACCATTGTTCTTAGCAAACTTAGCTAAGCTTTTACTATTGGGAAACGTATGAGCATAGTTAAATGTATCATTTTCAATCGCCACTAAAATAGCTGAACGATGACGCTCAGCACGTTTTAGATTAGTGGGGGTGGGCTTAAGTTTAATCCTTTCGCGGCAGCGCTGCCCTTTATACATGAAACTGATTTCGATGCTGGTTTCAGACGCTGCATTGACACCTGACCTGTTTCCACCCATTGTTTAATTCCTTCCACTATAATCAATAAGCGACCATCTGGCGCTTTAATCCATTGGTGATTCTCTTGCCAAGTGCCATCACTCATCTTGGCTCTAATAGCTGACTCTGAATACCCAGATTCTTCAGCGAATTTGTTGATAGTAGGGTAATCGAACATACTAATTCCTTAGGCCTCTTTAGAATATAGGATCGCAACTTAAGCACTCTGGATCTTCGCACCTGTCGGTCCTATTATTAGCTGTTTCATCCGAACCACTTATATTAATTTTACCTACACCGTCACAAACATCGCAATCGGTTAGGTTGCCGCAGCAGTAACAGTTAGATTCTCCGGAACCGCTACACTTACAGCAATTGACTAGTTGCTCTTTAAGGCCTGATATTTGATTCAAACATTTGTTTTGTTTGTTTAGATTAGTTTCTACTAGCATTGTTAATCTCTTGGCTTTAGCCAGCAAGAACCGAATACTTCTTTGGCTCTTGCTTGTATGTGTTTTTTGGAGCGGCCCTTAATCGTAATGCTGCCCAGCTCTTTGTTTTTATGGTTAAGCACTAAGTAAGTGTTCATTATTTTCCTTCTCCTTAATTTTCCGCTGGTGGATCTCATATCGATCAACAATGACATCATCAGAAGCACTCACTCCTAATTTTACTTTTGCACCACTGACGCCACAGTTGCGAATTTCTGCAATGACTTCGCCTGTTTCTTTATCGCTTAGCATGATTACTTCGCCTGGGTTTCTTTGTAGTATTAACATATTAAATTCCTTCTTTGGTTTAGTAGTTGTCCCAGCGGTAACGCAGGGCTTCGAGAAAATTTTCGCCATTTAGCTTTGCCATAAGAGCAGAGCAAGTAATGACTAATAGGAACACGCTTGTGAATGCTGCTAGCAAGCCGGCTATGAAAGCATAGAAGTGGAGGGCATCTGTCATGAGGCTGTCCCTAAATCACTTTCTGAGTAGAGCTCTGAAGCGGTTAAGCCAACCAGTGTTATTAAGTTGTTATTAAAAACAGCTAGTCGATTACTTCGCTTATTACGAAGGCGCGTTTGTTTTGAACGGAAAGGGCGGCTATTGTCAGTATTGCTTGCTTCTGGTGCTAATCCACCAGCAATTAATAGAAAGATCATCAGGTGCTTTATAATGCCTAGGTCGATTAATTTGATAACTGCAGTAAGAGCATCTGATGTGTCCGTCTTGAAAAAAATGGACTGCCACATTTGTGCTATATTGCTCTTGCTACAGCTCATTAAGTCAGACGCTTGTTTTTGAGATAGGCCGTTAATGCGACAAAGAGCAGCACGGGTTTCAGTGACTGTGATCTTGCGGCCGTTAGATAATGTGCTAGGGACGCCTTCATAGCTTCCTAATGCATAACCGCTTTCTGTTCTTGTTAACATGATGTTTACCTCAAAACTACTATAAGTTGTTTTAACTATAAAGCTTACATGATTTTCTGTCAACTACATAAAGTAGTTTTTAAAGGTAGTTAAAAACACGAGAAACTGCGAAAAATAATTTAAAGGCCGTGATAATATGCCGTTTTATGGGCTTAAACTATTGAATAAGGAGTTAAGTAATGAAGAAGGTTTTTGTATTATTGTTTGTAACGTTGTTGGCCGGTTGTGCGGTACCTAGATACTCAGGGGTAGCTATTGGTCCCATTATGCAAAGTAGTTCACCTGAAGTAGTGGTGGTTAACGACAGCGATACCCGTGCGGGGTTTCAACAGGCAATGGAGAGCTGGTTGAGTGCCAATGATATTAGCTACAGCACAGCAGAGGAGAGCAGTACGCCCGACTTAGATAGCATCACGCTCAAGTACGAAGGCCACTGGAACTGGGATTTAGCTATTTATATGAGCGACGCTTACATCGAGGCTTTTCACGAGGGCCGGAGCATCGCTAGAGTTGAATACACAACAAAGTACACAATAAGCCCGAAAAAGTTTGGTAATGCCGAAACTCGGATAGGGGAAATGATGAATATTCTCTTTGGTAAAATAACCGCTGAGCAGGCAACTAAAGAAATGAAATAGCGCCTTATTAAATCAAAGGGCGGTCTAATATCGTCAGCACTTGCCCTATAATGCCTAAGCTCTCTATATTGTGATGTGAGACAATTTCATCTCTATAGCGGTTCTTATCTTCGTTGTCGCTGCTTATACGCCAGCTGCCGTTGAGCTGCTTGAAAAAACGTTTAACTTTTAGCTCGTCATCAAACGCAAAGGCGAATATCTTATTGTCTTGCGGTTTGATCACTGACTTGTTGATTAGCACCGTGTCTTTGTCGAGCAGGGTTTGCTCCATTGACTCACCTTTAATGCGCGCGATAAATACATCGTGCTGAGATACCTGGTACTTTTCTAACATAGCAATCGACAGAGCTTGGTGTTCCAGCACTTCGGCGGTATCAAAATAACAGCCATCACCCGCCGAAAAATAAATATCATAGACGGGGATGTTGACAAATATCGCTTTTCTTTGCTCGCCCAGCGGTGAGCTATCTAAGTTTAAGTCAGAGTCAACAGTCACGGCACTAGCTGAAGATATCGTGCTAGTTGTTCTGTCTATCAAACCATTTTCATAGTTTATTGTTCCGGTCACTGAACCAAATCTTAGCCATTGCTCTGTCACGCCTAAAGACTCGGCAAACGCTGACAGGTTTCTGGGATTCAATGTTAATCCGTTCTCTATTTTATAGATAGCTGACTGGGTTGAATTAGCCATTTTTGCCAACTCTTTTTGCGTTAAGCCTTTGGCTTTTCTCGCGTCTCTGAATCTTATATGAAGCATTATTTTATTATCACTACTTTTTGTAGTATGAGCAAACGGTTTATAGTAGTTGTTAAAAACTATTTTAAGTAGTATTATTTGCCAAATAACCACTTATTAGATTATGGTGAATGTTGATGACAGGATTGGCAGCATTAAAGGAAGCAATAAAAGTAGCTGGTGGTCAGACTGCTTTGGCTAAGAAACTCACTATTTTGGGTAGACAAACAGGGCTCCTTGAAAAAAACAAATCAGTTAGTCAAAAAAGTGTCAATAGCTGGGTTAATAGACACAAGAAATCACCGGCGAAATATGTTCATTTAATTGCTTGTGCAGTAGATAACAAAGTAACCGCAAATCAGCTGAGACCAGACTTATACCCCGTCAATTGGATTTGTACTTAAAACAATATAAGTAACTATTTGAAGGATTCTACCAAGGTTTTATTTTTATTCTATCTCCTACAAATCATGTTAATTCATACAGTAAAAGAGGTTCTTAAATGCACCAGCAAGAACGAGTTAAAGCACTACTTAAAAAACTACAAGGCAGCACTACGACTTTGCAAGAAATACAAACAATTACAGATATTGACCCGCTGGTGGTTAGGGCGGCATTAGTAAATTTGCAGAGAGAAGGCGTGGTTTATTTTACTGGCAAAGAATACGGGTTGGTGGCTGACGACGATATAGATATTAAAGATATGACTACATCTCAGTTAGAAAGCCTTGTTCGTACTATCGTGATAGGAGATCTAAATGGAGTTGTTACATTTAATCCCCTGAACGAAAAGCAACGCGCAGATCAAGACAAGCCCAAAGGTTTAACCTCTAAAGCAAAAGCGGCCAGTTGCGTCGCAGTTCTTGGAGCTCAGAGGACAGGAGAAAGAGGTCTACGCACCTTGATGTGGCCACAAGAGAAATTCACTTACAGCGATGCGGATAGTGAGGCTTTTATTGTTTTGGGCGAAATCCTCGCTGGACTGCTACATCAAATGCCTCTTGAGCAGAAGGCGCAGATTGAGAAAGCACTAATTGATAATCTTGTTTGAGCTCTTTTACATCGATGACACAGTGGAAGTCTAAGTTTTCCAACACAATAATTTGACCTATATCTACACGTGTGTCTGATCGGTAAGTTTGTGGATTGTCATCATGAGGGCCGAATTTGTACTTAAGTTTGTAAGTAATAGTTTTATCAGTCACGCGTAGCTCCTTTATGTGATTTGTGTTGGAGCTTTGACCATAAAGGAATTACGCACCTTTTTAAATAAAGCAGTTTTTACTAAATGTGACATGTCACGAATTAATACAGGTACTAATTATGAGTAATTTAATCCAGTTTCCAGTTATAGCCGGTATTGAAATTCATACTGATGATAAGGGCCGTTTTAATTTGAATGCATTGCATAGAGCTCATACTAATCTAAATTCGCAGCTGCATAAAAACACTAAGCAGCCTGCTGATTGGCTAAAACTTGAAGGGACCAAAGAGCTTATTACAGAGCTTTCTAACTCCGAAGATCTACCTTTTTACCCAGTAGATTCAAAGGCAGGCCGTTACGGTGGAACCTTTGTTCATGAATTATTAGCGATTAGTTATGCAGGATGGATTAGTCCTCGTTTTCAGCTGCAAGTTAATCAAGTGTTTTTAGATTATAAGCAATCAGCGTCCACCGCGATCGCGTTGCCAAATTTTAATAGTCCCGCCGAAGCTGCAAGAGCTTGGGCTAGTGAGTACGAGCAAAAGAACGTGTTAGCGCTTGAGAATAACGATCTACGCCGTGAAAACCAACATTTAACAGAATTGTTCCAGGAGGGAATGGGTGTGATTGACTTTGTACGCACATTAAACGGCGTCAATATTCAGAAGGTGCAGAAATACCTATGTGCTAAGGGCTGGCTAATTAACGGTGGATTCTCAGGTTATAAGGCAGCAGGCCAGTACCGGGATCATTATATAGCTGATAGCCAAAAGCGTTGGTTTCATCCGTTATCAGGTGAAGAGCAGGTGTCGTTTAAACCAATACTACTGAAAAAAGGTGCTGCTCGTTTATTTCAAATATACATTAAAGGTGAATTACCCATGAAGGCAACGTGGAACGGTAGCTTTGGTCATGGCGCGGAGGCAATGGCGTGAGTATTAAGTGGATGTTAAAAGCGCTAGAAACGAAAGTAGGTAATCCTGCCCGTAAGCTTGTGCTGATTAAGCTGTGTGATAATGCAAACGATAACGGAGAATGCTGGCCTAGTTATGAGTATATAGCCGATCATTGTGAGATATCACGCCGCTCTGTTATCGACCATATTAACAAACTGGTCGAAGCTGGCTTTATCAATAAGACAACAAGAAAGGGCGTTAAAGGTAATTCAGCAAACATTTATAAGATGCTTTTTACCCCTAGTGCAAAATCTGCACCCCTTGATAATGCTGGTCATCTAAGGGGTGAAAATATTGCACCCCCACCTAGTGAAGAATCTGCACCCCTAGATAATACAATACCTCTAAGGGGTGCAGATATTTCACCCCCTAGTGCAAATATTTCACCACCTAGTGAAAATTCTGCACCACCCCCTAGTGCAAATTCTGCACCCGGAATCTGTCACTCTTTTGAACCTGTCATTGAACCTGTGAGGAAAGGACCACAGCAACTATCGCCACCTAATTTGTTTACCAATGAATTACCAAAACGAGAAGCATTTGGAATGACGTTTGATTGGCAACCATCAGAATCATTTATCAACGGCTGTAAGTTTCGTGGTGTTAACTTGGAAGCTATCCCAAGTGATGAGCAAGAAGAATTGCTTAATGAGTTCAGAGGATACTGGGATACACAGGCTCGCAGCTTTACTCAGGTAGAGTGGGAACACAAGCTTCTCAATCATTTGAAAAGGCAGCAAGCACGTAAAACTAACCCTAATAGCGCCAGTAATGCTCAAACAAAACGAGCTGTTATTTCTGCAGCAATTATGGATGTCGAGGATACAAGCTGGTGAAACAAGCAACGCATAAGCATCGCTCAAAAGATTTTAGTTATTTTGAATACCTGGTAACTGAAAAGGGTGTGTTCATTCTGACAGGTGATGAATGGATTAAATCTTCAGTTGAATTAGCTAGTTTATTACCAATTCATGAAGCCAAGTCAGAGCATGAAAATAAAGTTTTGATTGGTGAGCATTGCACATCAGGCGAGCTTATTATTTTTGCTAACTTGGCAAAAGCTGTTGAATCAGGCTTTGCAGCAGGCTCAATAAACAGGTGCTTGGATGAAACTCAAAATACACATAAGGGTTATAAGTGGAGATTGGCCGCATGAACACTCTGATTTCTAAGTGTTATAAATTCAAGAGAGGTATTAAGTGATATTCGGGTTTATAGATAAGATTGTTACCAATCCCATTGGCACGGCGGTAGATGCTGTTACTAGCCCAGTAGTTGATGTATGTGATGTCTTACAAGGATTAACAGAAGGGGAGCTGAGAGAAAAAGCTGCTCTTAGGCTGGGTGCCGATTTAGCGGCAGGAATGGCTGTAAGTGAATTAATCGAAGCGCTGGAGAAATAACAATGGCTAGAGGCGTAAACAAAGTAATGCTTATTGGCAATGTAGGCGGTGATCCAGAGGTTAGATATTTGAGTAATGGATCAGCAGTAACCACTATCACTTTAGCTACGAGCGAAACTTGGAAAGATAAGCAAACAGGCCAAAGCCAAGAAAGAACTGAATGGCATAGAGTTGTGTTCTTTAATCGCCTGGGTGAAATAGCCGGTGAATACTTGCGTAAAGGGTCGAAGATTTATGTGCAAGGCTCATTGCGGACTAATAAGTGGCAGGACCAAGAAGGCAAAGATCGTTATAGGACTGAGATTATTGGTAATGAAATGCAGATGCTTGATGGTCGTAATAGCCAAAACAACAATCAACAAGCACAAAACAATGCATCACAAGGCTCATCACAACAGCAGATGCAACAAGGTGCACAGCAGTCACAGCAGGGAAATAGGCAGAATAAAAACCAACAAGGGCAACAGAAGCAATCACCGTATAAGGATATTCCGCACTCAAGTCAGCATGGCCAACAACAGTCAGCGCCTAATACTGATGACTTTGATGATGATATACCATTCGAAAACCCTTATAAAAATAGTGAGTACTGTGTATGACGTCGATAGTGATAGGCATTGATCCAGATCTAGTAAAGAGCGGCGTGGCAGTGGTAAATAACGGTGAGATCATTACGCTAGATGCTTTAAACCTGTTTGAGCTATTCGAGTTTATTAAAGAGCATAAGCACCTCGCCCATTTTGTTGTTGAAGATGTTGAGCATGATCAGGCCACTTACTATCGAAAAGGGGCAAATGGAAAAGTAATGCAGCGTATCTCTCAAAATGTAGGGCAAGTAAAAGCGATCGGAAGAGTGCTTGGCGAATACTTGGTTGGTTGTGATGCGCAATTTACATTAATCAAGCCGCTAAGAGGAAGCATCAAGAAAGCGAAAAAAGATGCTGAATACTTTAACAAGCTTACCGGTTGGACTGGTCGCAGTAATGAAGATAAACGTGATGCAGCTTTATTGGCTTTAAGCTATGTGGGCAAGTTTAAAAAGTGAGAAAGAAGTCAGGGCCATCTTTAAGGTTAAAACTGCCTGAGCTGGTGGACTGCAGCGATTGCTCTGGTAAGGGTGTGATTAAAGGCATGTTTCACAAGATGATTTGTAATCGATGTGATGGTAGTGGTGTTGTTACCAGTAGTGGAGATCCTATTGATAGAGATACGATGGTGGCCCATATGAAAGTGGCGATTGCTAAATTACGCCAACAGAATAAGCAGCTGCAGATAGAAAACCAGCTGTACCGCGAAAAATTTGGCGATCATGAAGCTGCAGGGCACTTTGAGGATTTTAAAACAATAAATGGCGGCAGGTACAGAGGTGATTGATGGGGAAGTATAATAGAGCCGAAAATAAAAAGTTAGTTGATGAAAAAATGAAGGCTAGAATTCAAAAACTAATCGATGTTTATTGTGCGTTTGTTTTTGGTGTCGATCGTGACGCTGGTTGGCATGCTCCCTCACAGCTAGAATCACTTTTCTCAGCGAGTATGGCAAAGAGGTCAGGAGGCAAGAATAAAACCCTTACAGCATGTTTTAGCAGTTCAGCAGAACACCAAGGGAATGACAAAGCAGATGAGAAGATTATTAATGAAATAAATTATGTACGCAACAAGCATTATGATTTTAGATTGGCTCAAATGTTATTTTCTAAGCTAGAAGACAAGCAGTTATTAGCATTATTAGCAGAACACTATTTAAAGTATGTTTATAAGAGAGAGTTTTCAGAAAGCGAGACAGCTGGCTATCTAGGTATAGAGAAACATACCTATAGATACAACAAAAAAAGAGCCGAAAAACTGCTCATTGAACATATTGATTTTATAAATGAATACTCAGATTTGCAGAGAACATAAATATTAAAATGATATCAAAACATTTGACTTGCATGTAACAGCCTATCATAATGATAGGTATCAAATTGATAGGAAGTATTTGAGTGACAAAACCTAGCCCAGTTATTGAGTTCCCTTTAACAAGAAAAACAGCAAAAAATATTATTAATACAATTGCTAGTGAACATACTCAATATGTTAGGTTTAGTCGGCACGCTAAAGAAAGGATGCAACAAAGAAGCATAACCAATAAACAAATATTACAAGTATTGTCATGTAGCCATAGCAGGTTTACAGAATCTCCAGCTTTAACAGCTCGAGGGTCTCATAAAGCAACAATACAAGGTATTGCGGCAGGAGATAGAATAGACATAGTTGTTGATATTAGAAGGCACGATGAGGATCCAAGCTTGTATATAGTGACAGTATTCTTAAGCAAATAATAGGATCTATTGAGTAGCCACCTTAGAAGACAGTACTACAACAGACGGCGAGGTCACAAATGTACCATTACAAAGAATGTGGACTTAATAACATTTACTTAGAGAATGGTTATCACATTGAGCTAGAAGACCAAGAAGAGTTTACTAGCGTTGAAAATGTGTACGGTTTACACAAAGTAATAGGAAAACATGTCATAAATAAACAATCTTCTTTGAAAGGGGAAGATATTAGGTTTTTAAGAATAGAGTTAAACATGTCTCAGTCAGCATTAAGCGATTTGCTTGATACTACCAGTCAAACAGTTGCTCGATGGGAAAAAGAAGAAACAGCAATACCAAGAGCAACGGATATTCTTTTAAGAGTGTTGTATCTGGAGTCAATTGATGAAGATAGCCAGGTAAGACCGCTTCTTGAAATGATTTCAAATAAAGAAGTTGAAGAAGGAATGTTAAACATTAAGTTTGAAACAGAATGGACGTTAGAGCAAGCCGGTTAAGCTGTATAAATTAGCATGCTGTAAATAATTACAGTTTTATATTGATAGTGACAATTAAAAGTGTCATTATTAGGACTTAATTATATATATTGCCATTTTTGTAAGAAATAAGCCTCGACACTGATCGGGGCTTTTTTATGTCTGCGATTTGTCATCTTGACCATTTTAAGATCTAAGCGCTTAACAGTACTTATCTTATTGACACAATTAGGAAAGATTGTGAAAATATAATGATAATCAGTTCTATTAATCTTAAAAAAACCAAGGAAGTATATTTTTAAATGATTAAAATCACACCTATATTGTTAACGTTGTTTGTTTTGCTTTTGTCAGGATGTTCTGGTGATCCTTATGAAAAATATTATGGCTTATGGGAAGAGCAGGATACGAACAGGGTGGCCTTTATGAAAATTAGTAAAGATGGAGAAACTATACTAATGACTAGGGGGCTTTTAGATTACAAAAAAAGTCTCATTACTGGTAAAAAAGTCAAACAAAAAAAAGAAATTAGTACGCTAAATCAGAAAGACGATAGATTGTCGATAGAAACACCCTTCGGTGGGGTCCAATTAGGATTATCAGAAGATAAGAATATATTAAGATTTGGTGATTCTGAGTATAAAAGAGCAGATGAAACCAGATTAAAAGAGGCCAACATAGAGTTTGTTCGGGTATATGAAAAAAATATAAAAAATAAAGAAGAATGCAAAGTATTGAGAAATGAATACCTCAAAGAAAGAAAATTATTAGCAAAGGAAACAAACTCTAGAGCCCTTAGCATTGGAAAAAACAAAGAAGAAAAGAATAAATTAGTTGAATATATTAAATCTGAAAAAGAGAAATTAAAAGATAAATACAAAACACAAGCGGGCAACATTGATAACTGCAGAGTTTAATATTAAATTTTAAAGAACTAAAGTAACTTTTAGCCTGACATTCGTCGGGCTTTTTTATGCCTAAAATTTGAGGCTTCCTTATGAATAAATCAGATATCACGATTGACAAATTACGTGAGGCGATCGATCGTCTTGAATATATGTTTTTTGAAAGCGGCGAATATAATTTAAATATTATTGGTATTCGCACAGAGGATGAAAAAGCTAATAGCTTTAATGATTTTATAGCTGTTGCTTATAAAGTTAAAAAGCTATGGCGATTAGATATATTCAACGTAACAACCGATCCTGGTACCTATTGGCTAAATCACCCAGTCAATGTCAAAGGCACGGCTATCTTAGCTGAAGGCCAGCATCGAGGCTGCTATAAATTTGGTATGCACCAAGGTGTTTATAAAGCTCTAGTTCAAGCTAAGCCGGTACCAGTTTATCGCGATCGAAACTTTGATTCATCAGCTGACGATAAAGGCTTATTAGATACTGGATTTCATGGAATAAATATCCATAGAGCTAACTCAAGACGTACAAGTATCCAAGTCGATAAATGGTCAGCTGGGTGTCAAGTGCATGCCGATCCAGACGAGTACGTGAAGTTTATTAAATTATGTGAAGAAACAGTTAGGCGCTACGGTGAAAACATCACTTACACGCTGATTAAAGAAAGAGACTTAAAGTGAATAATCATAAGTATGAAGGCGATGATCGTAGAGGTTGGCATGTTGATAAAACAGTATCAATTAGCCATGTTCTAACGACAGCCACCATTTTGTTTGCAGGGATGTGGTATCTGGTTGACCAAGATAAGCGTATATCAGCTAACACTCAAAGCATCACACATAACGCAAATGCCATCACCCAGCAAGAGAGTCGAAATAGTAAAGCGTTAAGCGATATCAAAAGCAGCCTCGATCGCATTACAAACTTTCTCCTAAAAAATAAATAAGGTGATCTATGAAAAAGATGCTCTTAATTGCAGCAGGCCTAATGCTGTCTATTGTTACTGGTTGTACTGCTGTAGATAAAGTAGCAAACGTAACTGAATACGTTCAAACGCTTAAAGAAAAAGGCTGCGGTGGTTTATCAGAAAGCTCTAAGCGTATATTGGTTGCAGTAATTAAAACGAAAGTAGCAATCTATCCTAGCGACGGTATTTGTAATCAAGATTGGGTGCGTGACGTCCTTTTGGATAAGCTAGATTTGGAGACGCCAGATGTTCAAAACGGATCTGCACAGTTGGGATATAAAGCCGATAGCGGGCACGGACCTTTGGATAAACCAAGTACCATTGCTCTATTACTCAGAGATCATGAATCGATGGGTTTTAGTACCAGCCGGCTATCGTACAGATCTCGCATCGATTCCCAGACTAGCTCATTCGTTTATGCACCCTGCGTCATACGAAATCAGAGCAGCCGCAGTCATTCACGATTACATTTATACAAATCTATGCGATCAGTTCACCAAGAAGCAAGCCGATCTTATCTTGCGTGAAGCAATGGGTCATGTAGTAACACCAGCCCCTATGTGGAAGCGTTACGTTGTTTATTATGCAGTACGTGTTGGTGGTAGAGGTAATTGGTAGATATGCCAAAGAGAATACCTAAAGCCTGCCGGGAGGCAAGATGCCCTAAAACATCTATTGAACGACATGGTTACTGTGAAGATCATGCTTATAAACATCAGAGCTGGAGTCAGTCTGGTAAAGGTCGAGGCGGTAGACCTTGGCGAAGAATCAGAGATCAAGTTAGACAAAGAGCTAACAACCTATGCGAAGAACATGCCCGGCAGGGTTTAGTGGTTGCAGGCGATTGTTGTGATCATATTATTCCCGAAGCAGAAGGTGGAACAAGTATCTTAAGTAACCTTCAGTGGCTTTGTGTTGAATGTCACAATAAAAAAACAAAAGAAGAAGCAAAGAGAGGTAATCGCCGCTCTTTATTAAGGGGAGGGGCGGGTTAAATCTCTACAACCTTACGTAGTGGACACCGACGCCCAAGTTTTTCTCACACACCCGCGAAACTAAAACTTTTTTTTGGAGTAACAAAATGGCCGGAGGAAGACCCCCAAAGCCAACGGCTCTGAAGCTGGTCCAGGGTAATGCAGGAAAGCGAGAGATTAATAAAAGAGAACCAAAGCCAAAAACAGAGCGCCCAAAGGTCCCAGCTTATCTAAGCCCAAAAGCAAAAACTGCATTTAAGAATGTCAGTGATCTCCTTGAAGATATGGGGGTACTAACAATAGCCGATGGCATGGCATTAGAAATGATGTGCAACGCTTATTCTGAATGGCGAGATCTTCGTAAAGTAATAGATAAAGAAGGTTCAACTTATAAAACGATCGGTACTAGTGGTGACGAAGTTATAAAAGCACGTCCTGAGGTAGCAATGGCGGCTGACGCATGGAAGCGTATTAAATCTATGGCAGCAGAGTTTGGGCTTACCGCAGCGAGCAGAACGAAAATACAAGTAAACGAAAAAGAAGAAAGTGACCCATTAGCTGATTATATGGCACGTAGAAAATGAGCGCAGGAGTTAAAGAAGGGCATCAATACGCTCTTGATGTTGTGGCTGGCGATATAGTTGCTGGTAAGTGGATTAACTTTGCATGTCAGCGATACTTGAGCGACTTAGAGCGTAATGATATTTACTTTGACAGCGAGGCAGCTCAGCATCATTTAGATTTTTATCCGATGTTTTGCGTTCACGTTAAAGGAGCGTTGGAGCTAAAGCCTATTGAGCTAGAGCCATGGCAGGCCTTTGGGCTAATGAATATCTTTGGGTGGATGCGCCTTGATGGTTTGCGGCGCTTTAGAACGGTATACGAAGAGGTTGCACGTAAAAACGCAAAGTCTACTAAGTTATCAGGTGTCGGCCTTTACATGCTTGGATTCGACTCTGAGGGTGGGGCTGAAATATATAGCGCAGCAACAACGAGAGACCAGGCTAAAATAGTTTTTGAAGACGCAAAGTTAATGGCGCAAAAATCGCCGTATTTAAAAAAGGCTTTTGGCTTTCATAAAACTAATATTCATGTAATTAACACGGCGTCTAAATTTGAACCTTTATCTGCAGATGCTGACACCCTTGATGGTAAAAATGTTCACTGCGGCTTAATTGACGAAATACATGCTCACAAAAAGCGTGACGTATGGGATGTTGTTGAGACAGCAACCGGTGCGAGAGAACAGCCTTTAATGTATGGCATAACAACAGCAGGCTCGAACAAACAGGGTATATGTTATGAATTACGTGAATACTTATGCAAAGTGTTAGACCCAAGTTTAGATATCGTAGATGACTCAATTTTTGGTTTGGTGTATACGCTTGACACAGATGATGACTGGACCGATGAATCGGCGTGGATAAAAGCAAATCCTAACTTAGGAATATCTAAAAAATGGGACGATATGCGCAGGCTTGCTCGTAAAGCAAAAGAAATGCCTAGCGCCCGTAACAATTTTCTAACGAAGCATTTAAATATTTGGGTTAATGCTGCTAGTTCTTGGATGGACATGCAAAAGTGGGATAAGCAACCGCCAGCACTATCAGATGACGAACTACTGCCATTAGCATGCTATGTAGGGCTAGATTTAGCGAACAAGCTCGATATAGCAGCCGCCTTAGCGTTGTTTGTTGATTCTAATGGCCATGGACACCTCAAGTGTAAGTTTTACCTCCCTGAAGAAGCAATAAATATTAAGGCTCGATCAATCGGAACTATGTATCAAACATGGGCAGACGACGGATATTTAACACTAACACCAGGTAATATCATCGACCATGATTATATCGAAGATGACCTAAGAGCATGGCTGACTGAATACGATGTTCAAGAGATTGGCTTTGATCCATGGGGCTCTACGCAGTTAGCTACACATTTAGCCGAAGATGGGGCGCCAATGGTTGAAGTACCGCAAACAGTCAAGAACTTATCTGAAGCGATGAAAGAGGTAGAGGCGATGGTTATCGCTGGCAAACTTCATCATGGTGATAATCCAGTACTTAATTGGATGGCCTCAAATGTCACAGCAAAAGAAGATAAAAACGAAAATATATTCCCTAATAAAGAACATAAAGATAATAAAATCGATGGGATGATTGCTCTTTTTATTGCGATTAGCCGAGTGCTTAGGCATTCAGGGGATCAATTGAATATCTCTAAGCACATTGAAGAGTATGGAATAAGGACCTTGTAAATGAATTTTATTCAAAAACTCTTTAATCGCAAATCGGCAGATGTGTTAGATACCCCTGAAAAAATAGCCGATGCTATTGGTTATGGTTACGACACTTATACTGGTAGGGGCGTTACTAGCCAGAGGGCAATGCAAGTATCCACAGTCTTTGGTTGTGTACGGGTGCTCTCTGAATCAGTAGGCATGCTGCCTTGCAAGCTATATGAACAAGTAGACGGTTTGAGGAAGAGCTCATCGGATCACAAGCTTTATAAAATATTAACAACAGCGCCTAATAATTACATGACAGCTCAAGAGTTTTGGGAGTTGTTGATTGCCTGCCTGTGTTTAAGAGGTAACTTCTACGCATATAAAGTCACTTCATTTGGTGATATATATGAGCTTCTACCTATAGATCCTTCTGCTGTAACAGCTAAATTAGTTGATTATAAAGCAGTTTATGAAGTGACATGGAAAGACGGATCTAAAGAAGTATTAGATCAAAGTAAAATATGGCACGTAAGAACTCTAACTCTTGACGGGTTAAATGGACTAAACCCAATAGCATATGCAAGAGAAGCAATTAGTTTAAGTCTGGCTACAGAAGAACATGGAGCCAGACTGTTTAAAAACGGGGCCGTAACTTCAGGTGTTCTATCAACGGAACAAAAGTTATCAGACGAGGCTTTTAATAGGCTGAGTGACCAGTTTCAAAAAAATCATGAAGGCTTAACTAATGCTCACAAACCAATGGTTTTGGAGATGGGGCTCGATTGGAAACCTATCAGCTTGAATCAAGAAGACAGTCAATTTTTAGAAACTAGAAAATTTCAACGTGATGAAATATGCGCAATCTATCGAGTACCACCGCACTTAGTGGCCAACTTAGACAAGGCTTCATTTAACAATATAGAGAACTTAGGATTAGGGTTCGTTAATTATTCTCTTATCCCTTATCTGACGAGAATAGAAAGCCGCATTAATATAGGTTTAGTACAAGAAAGAGAGCGAGGCCAATACTATGCCAAATTTAATACAGGGGCGTTACTGAGAGGTGACCTTCAATCTCGTTACGAATCTTATGGCACCGGTATTAATTGGGGAATATTGAGCCCTAATGACTGCAGAGAGCTGGAAGACTTAAATCCTCGCGTTGGTGGTGATATTTATCTGACGCCTTTAAACATGACAACAAATATGGATAAAGACAATGAAAACCAAGCAACGTCTTGATGTAGAGCTAAGCATTAAAAGCGTATCAGATAGCGGAGAATTTGAAGGGTATGGCTCTGTTTTTGGCATTAAAGATAGTCATTCTGACATTGTTGTCAGTGGTGCTTTTTCAAAAAGCTTAGAAACTTGGAATACAAAGGGTCGATTACCTGCGCTTTTGTGGCAGCACAATATGGATGAGCCGATCGGGGTTTATACCGAAATGAAAGAAGATGAAAACGGCCTTTATTTAAAAGGCCGATTGCTCATCGATGATGATCCTCTGGCAAAGCGTGCGCATGCGCACATGAAAGCGGGATCTCTCAGCGGCTTATCTATTGGTTATATGTTGGATGAATATGACTATGATAATGAAAAAAATGCCTTTATTTTAAAAGAAATAGATTTATGGGAAGTCTCTCTTGTGACTTTTCCGTCAAATGACGAAGCACGAATATCAAATGTAAAAAATGCTTTTGATCGCGGTCAAACACCACGACCAAGTGAAATGGAGAAAGCCCTTCGAGAGGTTGGGTTATCAGCGTCGCAAGCCAAAGGATTTATGTCTAAAGGCTTTAAAGCACTTAAGCCACGCGAAGTGGATGAAGAGCAGGCGCAAGAATCAATTAATTTAATTAAAGACCTCTTCAAAGGAGAGTAACCATGGCAGTTGAAATAAAAGACGTCAAAGAAGTTGCTGACGAATTAAACGCTCGATTTACTGAGTTTAAAGAACAAAATAATAAACGTGTTGATGCTATTGAAGCTGAAAAGGGAAAACTATCAGATAGCGTTGATACATTAAATGGCAAGCTCACTGAACTAGATAATTTAAAATCGAGTCTAGAAAATGAAATTGCAGAATTAAAAAGACCAGGTGCGCCGGCAGGCAATAAAAATGTTTCTGAGCATAAGGCTGCGTTTAGCCAGTTTATTCGCAAAGGGCGTGAAGAAGGTTTGCAAGATTTAGAGCAAAAAGCCTTAGGCACAAGTGTTGATGAAGATGGTGGTTTTGCTGTTCCAGAAGAGCTGGATCGAAATATTATTCAGTTAGAGCATGATATGTCGCCTATGCGTCAGGTATGTAACCAAATAACTATATCAACGTCGGATTTTAAACGTTTGGTTAGTCTAGGCGGTGCGGGCTCTGGATGGGTCGGGGAGGAAGATGCAAGACCTGCAACTACCACACCAAAACTAGCGCGTATTGCAGCGTCAATGGGCGAAATTTACGCGAACCCGCAAGCAACTCAAACATCATTAGATGATATGTTCTTTAATGCTGAGCAGTGGTTGAGTATGGAAGTGGCACGTGAATTTGCAGAGAAAGAAGGTGCTGCATTTTTAATGGGCGATGGTACCAATAAACCTAAAGGCATTTTGGCTAACACACTAGATGTTAAAACAGATGCAACACGCGATTTCGGTACGATTCAAAAAATACTGTCTGGTGCCGCTGGTTCGTTCACGGCAGATAATATTTTGTCATTGGTTTATGCCTTGAAAAAAGCTTATCGCAATGGCTCTCAATGGATGTTTGCTGGAACAACACTACATACCGTTCGCACATTTAAAGACTCACAAGGTAACTATTTATGGGTACCTGGTCTCCAAGCGGGTGAGGCATCTTCTCTACTAGGTTATTCCATAGCAGAGAATGAAGATATGCCGGTAGTGGCTGCAGATGCTAATGCAGTAATGTTCGGTAACTTTATGCGTGCTTACACTATTGTTGACCGTATTGGTACACGAGTATTACGTGACCCGTACACAAATAAGCCTAACGTTGGTTTTTATACTACTAAGCGTGTAGGCGGCATGCTTGATGATTCGAACGCAGTTAAAGTACTTACTTTAAGTGCTTAATAATTAGTACATAGTTATTAAAACATAAAAGGCTCCTTTTGATTTAGGAGCCTTTTTTTTGGGAGAAATAAAATGCCAGTAATTAAAGTATCGAAACCATTCAAGCACTCAGAAGATGGAAACTCAGTGATTGAATATGAAATTGGTGAACATGAGGTTAGTGCGCGCTGTGCTGAGGTTGCAGTTGGGAACCTAGAAGTCGCTGAATTGCTTGAAGAGAAAACCCCAAGCGATAAAGAGCCCGCTAAAAGCGCGAGCAAAAGCAAAAAACCAGCAAATGAAAAAGCAACAGAGTCTGAGTAATGGCATTTGTATTAGTAACGCCTGCAGCTGAGCTACCAATAGCATTAGAAGACGCCAGAATACAATGTCAAATTGACGATGATATTACTGATGAAGACGCTCTAATCGATAGCTTTATTGGTGCGGCAACAGACTATTGTGAGCGTTACATTGGTCGTCCGCTAATCACTCAAGAGCAGCAGTATTTAGGTTTTTTTTCTCCAAATATCGAGCTTAAACCTAATCTTATATCTGTTGAAGCAGTTCAATATTATTCTGAGTCTGGTGACATAAAAGACTTAGCTTTCGCTGAATATTATACGGATACAGCTTCTCCAATAGGTCGCTTATGTTTGTTAGATCGAGCGCCAAAAGTTAGATTGAATCATCCTCAGCCTGTCACTATTAATTTTATTTGTGGCTATGGATCAGCGGCGGATGTTCCAGAAGGAATAAAGCAATGTATTCGTTTGCTTGTAGGTCATTGGATGAGAAACCGAGAGTTAGGCGGTGCTATTTCTGGCGAGCTATCCGAAACAGCGCAAGCTCTGCTAAATCCTTATCGATTGGTAACCCTTTAAATGAAACATTTGCGCATAGGTCAAAAAAACCAAAAAGTAGAACTTTACGAACCGATTGAAGTTAAATCAGCCTTAGGCGCTCAAATACCGGACGAATACAACAAAAAAGGGCGATATTGGGCTTCAGTAATGCAAAAAATTGCCAGTGAAACAGAGGCTGGAGACGCATTGCAAAGTGTATCTGTCTATTCAATTGTCACATCGTGGCGAGAAGTTTCGCAAAATTGGCTAGTGGTTTGGCGGTCAAATATATTAAGGGTGATATCTGTCGATAACAGCGATCCATATAAGCGAGAAACAAAAATCATTGCTGAACTAGACACCAGCTTAAAATTAGAAGATCTAACATGAGTGTAGACATATCGTGGGAAGTACAAGGCTTGGCTGAGCTAGATCGGAAATTGGCAGAGCTAGGAGAAGAACTGGGCGTTAAGGCCTTGCGCAAGGCTGGGCGTGCAGGCATGGCAACTGTTAGGCAGCAGATGATAAGAACAGCTCCCTTCGATGACGATAAAGATACTCGCTCGCACCCTTTAAACGGTACTCGCAATCAAATAGCGGCCAGAACACAGCATTTGAAAGAAAAAATCAGCATGACAGCAAAAAAGCCTGGGAAATCAATTCTTGGTCAAACTGCAATGACTATAAGAGTCGGCCCTACTAAAGCGCACGCAAAAAAGGCTATAGCCGCTGAATATGGGACAACAAAGAAAAAAAAGCAGAAGGCCACTCCGTTTATGAGAAGCGCATTGTTTGACAACAAAGAACAGGTAGTGAAAACGTTTAAAAACGAACTTTTAGCCGAAATAAATCGTGTAACTAGGAATAGCTAAAATGGATATTGAGCAAGGGCTTCTTGCCTGGCTACAAGAAAACACAGGGTTAAGCGCATGGTGGCTGGAAAGACCAAATACTGAAAATAAATGCATTGTTTATCAGTGCTTATCACCAGGGGTTATCGGCAGTAATTTAGCTAATCCTAAAATTAGGCGCGATTTGTTCTCGATTACTGTTTATCACGACAAACCGGATGCTGGCAAAAAAATAGCATCAGATTTAATTGATCAATTACATAAGTTTAGTGGCGACTTAGGAGGGGTTTTCGTTCAATTTATTGATTTCCAAAATGCGTTTGATCAAAAGCTAAACAACGAATCAGGCATACCAATTTACCAATTCAATCGTGATTTTATTATCACTTATTAAAAGAAGGAAACAAATATGAGCTCTGTAGCTGATCCAGGTACATATATGAAATTACCAGCAGGCACTCGTGTACTTTGGGGCGCCCTAGACGATGATACTGCTGACCTTAAACTACTTAAAGATGCCGATTCAGTGGGGGCTGTTGGTAGAACATCATCATTCGTTGAAGCGACACGTCTAATAGATACTGAAAAGAAATTTATAAGCGACATGCCTGAAGGCGAAGACAAAGAGTTTATGTTTTTTGATGATCCGTCAGACGTTGACTTACAAGCATTGCTCACTGCATCAGAAGCTAAAGAGTCTGTGAAAATACGCATAGAGTTTCCTAACGGCCGCTGGGCAGATATGACAATAGCAACAAGTGGGTGGCGTCAAAACGAGCCTGCTCAAGGAGAACCATTGAAACTTACAGTGACAGGTAAGCAAAATGGAATCGAGCGTGGGTACGCATAATAAAATATTAACTAAGTACTAAACACTATCATTCATTGGAGTTTTATAGAATGAATTTAAAAGAGCAATTATTAAATCCAGTAGTATCCAAGCCTGTTTCGGTTCAAATGTTTAATCGTGAGTTCCTGGTTAAAAAAATGTCAACGGCTCGTTTGATGGATATCGAAAAGAAAATGGAACAATTGGGTAAAGGTAGCTCACCAGAAGGTGTCAATCATTTCACTGCTGAGGTCATTTTGGAAGCGATGGTAGATGAAGATGGCGCATCTATGACCAAAGATATTTCGGCTGATGAATTATTGGAATTGTACGATCCCAAATCTATAAGCGATGCGTTAAATGCTGTTTATACAGCAAACTATGTTAGTGCTGCAGGCGAGGAAGCCGCAAAAAAAGATTAACGTGTGATTCTTCATTGCATTTCTGTTTTCAGTTAGGAGAAATGCTCAATATAGAAGACCCTCGCACGCTTTATCAGACAGACTCAGAGTTGCTGGCTTTATGGGCCAGTTACTTTAACTTGAAAAACTCCTCTATTACTTCCGAGCCCAAATCGCCTGATCAAGACATTGATCAGCAAGTGGCTAAAATTGAACGATTGTTAGGTTAAATTATGGCTGATATAGCAAGACTAACGGTAGCATTGCACGCGAATAGTGCTCAATTTGTAAGCGAGTTAAACCGCTCGCGCCAGCAAATGCAAGTTTGGCGAACTAATGCTAATAAATCATTCAAGATAGTCGCTGCTGCAGGAGCGGCGGCCGCAGCAGGTTTAACAGGCGCGCTGACTGCAATTTATAGCGAACAGTCTAGCTTGATTGACCAAACTGCAAAGTTTGCAGACAGAATAGGTATATCAACAGAAGCATTATCTCAATTACGCTATAGCGCTGAATTAACCGGTGTTGGCGCGAGTGATATGGATATGGCTTTACAGCGTATGACACGAAGAATTGCTGAGGCTGCAACAGGAAGTGGAGAAGCGGCACCTGCACTAAAACAAATGGGCTTAGATGCTCAAGCTTTAGGTAGAATGACACCTGATCAGCAACTAAGTGTGCTAGCGGATTCTTTTAAGGATGTTGAGAGTCAATCAGAGCGTGTTAGGTTAGCATTTAAGCTGTTTGACTCCGGCGGTGTCGCGTTAGTTAACATGCTAGGTAGCGGTTCTGAAGGGCTAAAAGGGATGGCTGATGAAGCCGATTCATTAGGTCTTACCTTGAGTCGAGTAAGTGCTGCAAAAGTAGAGATGGCAAATGATGCGATGACTCGTGTTTCTGCAACGGCTACTGCTTTTAAACAAGAATTAACAACTCAGTTAGCGCCCGTTATTGCAGGAATTGGAGAGTTGTTTACTGAAAACGCCAAAAAACACGGAGGGATGGCAAGTTATATTTCAGATGGATTGGAGTCTATTGTAAAAGGGGTTGGCTTTGTTGCTGACGGTTTTCAAGGATGGAAAGTGGTGTTAAAAGGAGTTGAAGTAATATGGAAAGGGTTTACTTCGGCTTTTAAAGTAATTGCCCAAGGCATTGTCAATATTACCCATGAAATGGGAAAAGCAATGTTTCAGGCAATCGTTTGGCCTATCCAAACCGCTCTGGAGTTGGCAGGCAAGTTCTCTGACGAAGCAAAAGATCTAGCCAAAACAGTGAACGAATTTTCGAATGTTGAACCGATAAAGTTGTTTGATGATGACGGCATAGATAGCTTGGTATTAGCTAAAGATGAGTTACATAAACTATCTATGGAAAAGATGCCGTCAATTGGTATTGATAAATGGTTTAATGAGAATAAAGAAAAGTTTCAAAAGTTATCAGAAGAGTATGCCGCCAACATTAACCAGAATAGCTTAGCTTTGCCACCAGTTATAAATACAAAAAATGAAGCCGCAGCAGCAAGCGCCCTTAAGAAAATAGAAGAAACAAGAATAAAAGAATTAGAATCAAGTCGTCAGAGTATTTTAGATTTACGTCAGTCATTAATGACTAAGTCGCAAATTGAAAATGAAGCATGGTCTGTACAGCAATCAAAGCTATCAGCGTGGCGAGAAGCAGAACTACAAGCTATTAAAAATGATGAGCAGGCAAAGCTAGCAATAGACGAAGAATATAAACTACTTAAATCAGAAGCTCATAGGCAGCATTTAGTTGCTTTGAATCAAGCAGAGATAGAAAACCACCAAAAATCCTTGAATTTAATGGATGCAACACAGGCATATTTTTTGGCGTCCCAAGAAGGGCAAAAGTCTAGAACAGAGCAAATGGCTCAGTTCAATGTGGACTCCATAAACAGTGCAACTGATGGTATAGCAGGAGCTGTCAGTCAAACACTGTTTTATGGAGAGTCTTTAAAGGACGGGCTTGGTCAAATCGCTCAAAACATTGCTTCAGAATTTGTCAAAATGTTAATTAAAATCCAAATTCAAGAAGCCGTTACTAGAATGTTAGGAAAAACTAGCTTTCTTAGCCAGACGACAGCATCAGCATCAGCACAAGTTGCAATGGCAGGTCTTAACGCTTTTACCAGTACGGCAGCCATTCCAATAGTAGGTCCACTTTTAGCGCCTGCAGCAGCGACTGCTGCAACAGCTGTTGCAGCACCAATGGCTGCTTCGGCTATTGCGGCGGCCTCGAGTGGGTTTAGTTATCATACAGGTGGTATTGCAGGACAGCAGGCAGATTCACCATTAAAAAGTAATGAGATTTACGCCAAACTACTCAAGAAAGAAGAAGTTCTTACCGAAGACGATCCACGTCATCGAAACAACATAGCCTCCTCCAATAGTACGGCTTCTAGTAAACGTCCTTTAAATATCATCATCCACAATAATGTCGCTGCAGCAACTGCCACGACTCAAGAGGATGGAGAGGGGAATTATCAAGTGTACCTGGAAAAAGCAGATGAACATATTGCCAATGGAATTGCGAGCGGGTTCAGTAAAACAGGCATGGCAATAGAAAACTTCCTAAGTGGCAGTAGAGTAGGTTATCGCTAAATGTTTAATCAAGATGATTTAGATGAGCTGGTGGACTGGCCATACGATGTACTAGGTGATGCTGCCTATTTTTTAAAAGCAGGCTATAGCTATACGGTAAAGGATAATCGTGAATTTTCAGATACTTCAGCGGGAATACCTATTTCTCGACTAGTTTCACGGCAAATCATAGCAACTCATATAGGTCAGCTTTTACTAAACGACAAACAGCTAGCCTATTTTGAATGGTGGTATTACAACAAAATTAATGCAGGAACTGACTGGTTTAAAATCAACTTGATGACCGGTGCTGGCATGAACAAAGTACCGGCTATGTTTAATAAAGATGGAAAAGGGCAAGTATCTTCCTCAAATCTATATTTCACCATTCCTTGTCAATTGACAGCTATAGAGCTCCCGATAAAGAGTTTGTCAGAAGAGGATATCCAAATACTAGCGATAAACGGAACATTTACACTGCAAAATTCGCTAGAAAAATTCAGTAAAATTATACATGAGGCTTGGTAATGTCAGATTTAGAGCAAGATATTGAAGAAATAGGGGCGTTAAAAGAAAAGTTTGTGCAATTCATACATGGTGGTGTAAATGAGTCTGTTAGCACTAATTCAGGCATATGGCCAAGCATACCAAAAGCAATCAATGACGCATCTGAAGGAGCAATTGAAGATGTTTCATCGTACAGAGATGCTGCTCAAGCTGCTGCTGCCTTAGCTTCAAGTAAAGCCGATGACGCAGAAGAATATAAAAACGCAGTGGTTGATAGTGTTGTATCAGTAACTGAAATCAAAACAGAAATAGAGGCGCTAAATCTATTAGCTGTTGAGGATAGAGATCAGGCGCTTGTTAATGTACAAGCGACGGGAGCTGATAGAGATCAAACGCTATTAGATGCAACGGCCACCGCTGCTGATCGAGTACAAACAGGTTTGGATGTGGCAGAGACTAATGCAAACAAAACCCAAACCATTATTGATGCAACAGCGACTGCAGCAGACCGAGTGCAAACGGGCTTAGATGTTTTGGTCACTAATGCTGATAGAACACAAACTGTTTTAGATGCAACAGCGACTGCAGCAGATCGAATACAAACAGGCCTCGATGTTCTTGCAACAGCAGCAGACGTAACAAGCGGATTAACGACATTGGCATCGGCCGAAGAAGTACTTGCTGATGCGCGTGAAGTGCTAGCTGATACAGAAACTGCCAGAAATGAGGCTCAACAGTCAGCATCTGCGGTGACTGGCGGTCTATTCTTCGCAGGTGGTTGGGATGCTTCTACTGGCAATTCTCCACCAACACCTTCAAGCGGTTCTGCTTTCTATCGAATCATCACTGCAGGAACTATCGAAGGAGTGTCGTACACAGAATCAGATGAAATATGTTACTCACCTAATGATACTGAATGGTTTAGAGTCGGTGGTTCAGGGAGCGTGTTATCGGTAAATGGTAAAGAGGGCATAGTCGTTTTAAACCCTACTGATATCGGTGCGCTATCACTTAATGATGCCGGTACTGCAGCAAATAAAAACATTGCAGAGTTAGGTGATGCTTCAGCCGCTGAAGTAGTGCTAGGTAATGATTCAAGATTAAACGATGCCAGAGCACCTACTTCACACATCCACCCAATCAGCGAAATTACAAATTTACAATCAACATTGGATGCAAAGCTTATCGCCGCTGATGTTATCAATACATTGGTTTCAGATGAGGCGAGCAAACCTTTAAGTGCAGCCCAAGGCAAGCAACTCAAAAAATTGATCGACACAATAAATGAAGATATCTCTAGCAGCACCTCACTAGATAAAGAGCAGGCTGATTCTATATATGCATCACAACAACAAACGGTAGCAATGGCTATTGTGTTAGGAGGGTAAATGGCATTTAAGAGTGCAAAAATCATAGGTGATGGTACTGCTCAATCAGCAGTAGTAAATTCGCTTACATTGGAGTCAGTGATAAACAGCTTAGTTGCTTATAATGCAACAAGCACAGAAGCAAGCTTTTCATTGCTTATTGATGGCGCCATAGTCGTAACAGAGAAAGTACCGGCTAATGGTAATTTTCGGATACCTGATAAACTGAATTTACCAGTCAACACAACACTGACTGTAAACGCGTCAGCTGGTGTTGACGTCACTATTTCTTATTTCCAGCAAGCAATAGATACAGCAGCGGCACTAACAGTGATTCAATCGACATTGCAAGATGCCGTAGATGCAGCTGCAGCTAGCGCCATATTGGCAGAAAACGCATTGCCTTCTGGTACGATTGATGATGACAACCCCGCATTAGATAAAGCGTATTCTAGCGCCAAGATTGAAGCAGAACTTGCTTTGAAAGCAACTGGATCAGGATCACCAACTGGTACCGTTATTCACTTAGCAACACTTACTGTTCCAGAAGGCTACTTAAAGGCTGACGGGCAAGCCGTTAGTAGAGCTACATTCAATGAGTTGTTTTTAGCAATAGGTGAAGTATATGGTGTAGGTGATGGAAGTACTACATTTAATCTACCTGACCTAAGAGGGGTATTTGTAAGGTCGTATGATGATGGCGCCAGTGTAGATACAGGTCGGTCTTTTGGTAGTACGCAAGATGACGAAAATAAAGAACATAGTCACACAGGTGCTGCGGATAGTTCAGGTAATCACTCTCATACAGGTTCGACGGCTAGCGCAGGTAATCACACTCATTTAACAGTACAGTCGTCTGGTACATCAGGGAGCTCTCTCACTGCAAACCAGTTCAGTAGAGATTATGACGAATATGCTCAAGGCAGAATGACAGCAGCTGGCGCGCATACGCATAGTTTAACTATAGATAATAGTGGAGATCATACACACAATTTGTCTATAGAAAACTCTGGTGGCACTGAATCAAGACCTAAAAACATAGCGTTATTGGCATGTATAAAATACTAGGAGGTTTAAATGATTATTTACTACTTTGATGAAAACGGGAACTACACAGGTTCAGGTGAAAGCCATACATTGGCCGAAAATTCTACAGAGCTGAAGCCTCCGTCTGAAGAGTATACTTATGATGGGAATACTTGGGTATTGATAGATGCAGTACCGGTGAAAATCACTATGCGTCAAGCGAGATTAGCGCTATTGCAGGCTGGCTTATTAGATGCAATCACTTCATCAATCGTAGAAAGCACTGACGAAGAGATGAAAATTGAATGGGAATATGCGACAGAAATAAGACGAGACTGGCCTAGCTTAATATCCACAACTGAGTCTTTAGGTGTTTCTAAGTTTGATTTGGATGCTATGTTTATTGCTGCATCTGCACTGTAAATCATCATTTCAAATAGTTTACCTTAGCCGTTATTAAGCGGCTTTTTTTTGCCTCTAGATCAGTGATATAGGGTAGTGATATGAGTGATAAAGAAACAGCCAAAAAAATGCTCGAGGAAATATACGCAAGCGCCCCGTCTAACGTTTTAAAACACCAGTGTTTAGAGTTAATTCATCCTGCTTTTGATGTTGAGGGAATGGCACCAGGACGGATTAGAATAGTAAACAACAGGATCGAGTCGTTAGATGTAACGCTAGAAAATGGAGACAGCGCAATATTTCTACCCGGTGCGTTTACAATTAAATTTCCTGCCAAATCAACTAATGGACGCAGAGACATTCAACTGACACTCGACGCTTTAACCGCGAGTAGCGTAATGCAATTAGAGAACGTGGCTAATTATGAGTCACGAGAGCGTATTGTTGCGGTGATTCGTGAGTATTCAGAAAATAATTTAGATTACCCTGGCAGGATTGATGATCGATTAACGGTTATTAATCCCACAGTATCCGGTACTCAAATTCAATGCTCAATGGTATTTAAAGACACTATCAATAAATCTATTCCCTCAATTCTATATACATTAGAAAGCCATCCAGGATTGGTTGAGTGAGTGAGCACTGGGCAACCGATGTTATCGGAAAGAAATGGCAAGCTTATGCCACGGGGCCTCAATGTTTTGATTGTTGGGGGCTTGTCTGTCATGGGTTTCAGAATATGCATGGAATCGATTTAGATCGACATTTGGAAATCCCGACTTTAAATCCTGTAGCCTTCCATAAAGTGGTGATGACAGAAATAAAAACAGGTAATTGGCAACAACTCGATCATGCAGAAGATGGTTGTCTTATCTTAATGTCGACAGCGCGTATTTGGCATCACGTAGGCATGTGGCTGAATATCAATGGCGGCAGATTGCTGCATAGTAGAGAAGGTCTAGGCGTCACGCTAGACAGTAAACGTACACTTAATTCATTTCATCGCGTGGAATATTGGAAATATGTGCCAGTTATACATACAGCCCCATCTATTTAGCCCTCTAGACAGTAAAAAAGTTGATATTGAGCACGGGCAAACTATTGGACAGTTACTTGGTAGCTTAACGCCTAGATATCAATCAGGCCAAGATCAACCATTGATTGTACGTGTAAATGGTAAGCTTGTTGATTCGGTTCATTGGGACAACTATACCATTCTAGAAACCCATACCATTGTTATATCACCACGGCCGTTTGGCTTTGATCCTGTGAGCTGGGTTTATGCGGTAGTTGCGGTTATTGGCGCCGCATATTCTTATACGCAAATGCGTAAAATGAAAGGCATGCAAAGTGATTATAGAGAGCTACCAGAGCAATCACCTACTTACGACACTAACGCACAAGGTAATTCTGCACGATTAGGCCAGCCTATACCTATCGCCTATGGCAACCACGTCACATGGCCTGACTTTGCCGCACAACCTTATAGGCGCTATGAAGATGGCAAACAATATTTGTATTCACTGTTTTCTATCGGTCAAGGTGAGTATGAACTAAGCAATAAAAAAATCGGCAATACAGCGTTTGATAGCTTTGAAGGGATAGAAGAGCAGCTTTGCGGACCAGGCGAGCAGGTAGATTTATTTTCGCCAGATGTACTGACATCAGATGAAGTCTCGAATATCGATTTATATGCGGCGAATGATGAAAACTATGCGGGATGGTCTGGCCCTTATGTTGTTTGTCCAGTAGGAGTTGAATGTAAACGTATTGAGTTAGATTTTTTACTCAGCGGTTTGTACGACCAAGATGACAACGGTGATCTAATAGATGCGACAGTGTCGTTTGATGTTGAGTATCGCCCCATCGATAATGAGGACGAATCGATTGGTGAATGGATGTCGCTGTTTTCAAGAGAAGTCACTGATAATACCGTTGATATGTTGCGCTACACATTTGGGCAAGATGTACCGCTCGGCCGATACGAAGTACGAGCACAGCGTTCGAATTTAGTTGATTTAGACAGTACAAGAGTAAGGGACGACCTTATTTGGGGGGAATTGAAAGCTGTTATTCAATCTGATGCGATTTATGACCATACAGTGTGGGCGGTAAAAGCACTAGTGACAGGGCAGCTATCAAACTTGTCAGAAAGAAAGTTTAATTGTATGGCTCAGCGATTACTTGATGTTTGGGATGGTTCTAAATGGGTGAGAGACCAGTCTACAAGAAACCCTGCTTGGGCTTTTTGCGATATGGTCATGGCAAAATATGCCGGTGGGTATTCTGATGAATATCTTGATTTAGAAACAATCAAAACATTGGCAGATACTTGGGAAATACGAGGGGACTATTTCGATTACCGGTTTGACACCAAAGGGACCCTCGATGCAGCATTACAACTAATATGCCGGGCAGGTAGAGCAGTCAAAGTTGAATACGATGGCGCCTATAGTATTGTTCGTGACTCACCAAAACTGGTACCAGATTATCAGTTCGGAATGACTGAAATTATCGATGGTTCGATGAATGTACAGTATCTCACTCAAGATCAGTGGGCAGATGATTCAGTAGAAGTCAGTTATGTGGATAATGAAACCGGACAAACGAATACGATTATTTGTGCATTACCAGGTAAAACAAGCGAACAACCGCGTGCATTAAAACTAGAAGGAGTAACCGATCGAACTCATGCTTATAGAGAGGGTATGTTTGAAGCGGCTAGAGCAGAATACCGTAACAGGGTGGTTACGTATAAAACCGAACTGGCTGGTGGGCTAGTTGATTATGGCAGTTGTGTTTCTCTGAGTCATGTGATGTCAGATTGGGGTACCAGTGGAGAGGTGCACAATACAGAAATTGACGGTAATTTGCTCGTGCTTACCTTATCAGAACCCGTTTCTTTTAAAGAAGGCGAAGAGCATGTTATACAGTTAGCCGACATCAGAAACAGACCGCAAGGACCATATATAGCGACTGCTGGTGAAAATTCTAATCAGGTTATTATCAGTAGCACACACATGCCTGAAATCTATACTGGTTTTAAACGCAAGCGCACAGGCTTTCAGTTTGGGATAGCACAGCATCAGAACATGCGATTTATTATTAATAGCATTTCTCCTGATGGTGACTATCAGTTTACGCAGTCAGGCGAGTATGACAATCCTATCGTTCATTCGTTCGATGATCTAATTGATGATGGCACTATTCCATTGCCAGAACCATCGACAGTATTTAACAGCGAATTAGATCGCGTAGCCGGCCTACGTATTGCTTTTACAGGCAGTTATTCAACACCAGTTATTAATGTAACTTGGTCACCTGTATCAAATGCTGAACGCTATGTTCTGCAAATCAGCAGAGATAGTGGAGGCACTTGGTCCACTTATGTTAGTACGTCTGATTTGTGGTACCGAGCCGCATTTGATAAATCAATTAACTATTTGCGCATTGCTGCAATGAGTGATTTGGTTGGCCCATGGACAGAAAAAGAAATATCTCTATCAGTTGATGATCAAGATAGGTTGAGGCCAAATACTCCAACAGGGTTAAAGCTAACAGAACCTTTTATTGGTTTAAGTTGCAAAATTCAATGGGATGAGCAACTAGATGCAAAGCGCTGGCGTATTTCTGTGTGCAACACTGCCGGCGAAGCTAAGCGAACAATTGGCGTTACCAATCCTGAATACAGCTATACCGCAGAAAATGCCAAAGCTGACGGGTTAGGTAGGCATCTTTTATTTAAAGTATGGGCAGAAAGTGACGAAGGAGATCATTCGTTTGATTATGCCGAGCTTAGCGCCAGCAACCCACAAATAGGCGCTCTAAATAATATTAACGGTAGCGACTTTATTGATCACGCACAAATAAGCACAAGCATTCCAAATGCCTCAGATTTTGAAGGCTTTATTGTTTGGATGTCGCCTAGCAGCAACTTCACACCTACGGATAGCTTAATAGTTTCTAAAGGGAGTCGAGGGCCTGTTATTAGCTTCCCTATACCAGAAGAAAAAATGTATGCAAAAATAGCTGCCTATGATGCGTGGGGCACTGATGACTTAACAATTTCATCAGAAATTACATTCACCCGCCCGTTGATTGACAACAGCAGACTTGCTCAAGATTTAAGGGAAAAAATCGATATATCGACAGGGAATGCGACACTCATACAGGAATTAACAGACGAAGTTGGATCACAAATATTATTAAAAGCAGCAGGTAAAAACGAAGACGGCGATTATCTTATGGCGGGAGTAGCGATCGGTACCGAAGAAATATCGCGCGTGCTTTTCTATGCTGATAAGTTTGGGTTTATGCATCCCGATGCTGGTAGTGCTCTAGTGCTTGCTGTTGAAAATGGAAAAACTACCATAGCAAATGCATCAATAGGCACTGCATCAATAACATCTGCAAACATAGCGTCGCTAGCAGCTAATAAAATTGATGCTACTAGTCTGTCAGCTATTACTGCAGATTTAGGTGCTATAACAGCGGGGTCATTAGCATCGAGAGACGGGGTAAGTTTTTGGAATCTAGATACTGGGTCCGCTGCGTTTTCAAATGCTACTTTCAGTGGGAATATTAATGCCAGTACAATAAATGGAGGCACAATAAATGGAGCTGACGGTAATTTTTCAGGAACATTAACAGCTAACGCTATTAATGCAGTTGATACGATAAATATAAGAGGGCAGGCTGTTAGCACGACAGTCTTGTGGACTCCTAGTGACCTTTATACAACAACATCTTCGGGGACTTCTCAAAGTTTGAATATCAGTACTGAAGGCTATTCTGGTGTTTTAACAATTACTGGCGTTCTATCAACAAGAGGAAATAACACTGGTGATGAGTTAGAAATAAATGGGAATGGTGTATTAAGTATTACAATTGGGGGAGTTCTTGTGCTTAAAAAAACGCTTTTAGGAGGTGGTGGTATAGAAAGTACAGATATAGCAGCATCAGGAATCATTCCAACGGGTGCCGGCAATCGACAGTTAGTGTTAAAAATCACGAATACTAGCGGTCAATATACCGAACTAAAAGGCATAACAGCATATATGATATCGGCGAAAAGATGAGTGAAATATATATTGATCAGTGGGTACAGTACAATAAAGCAACTGGTGAGATCGTTGGTTCGATAACAGCGACAAATGATGCGATCGGATGGCAAGGGAATGCTTATGGCTTTATTAAACATGTGGGCTCAGTGAGTGAAAAAACACAATATGTTGATTTATTAGATTTGCATGTTAAAAATAAAGAAGACTACGCATACAGCAACATTCCACTGCCATGCGAAATGTACATTGATGGGATTAAGTACAATGTATCGACTACACCAAGCATAACGTTTGAAGAAGATGGTATTTACGATGTAGGTGTAAAGCCAATATCAGTCACTAATATTTGCAAAATATTCAAAATTTCACAAGTATCTGGTGTGATAACTGAATTAAGTGAGGAGGTGATTAGTGCAAATTTCCCACTCTAGGCCTGCAGGTATTTCTTTACGATTAAAAAAAGAAATACGGAATACAGCTATAGCTGATGGGTTTGACTTCGAACTGCGTGGAGTGGTTCATACCTTCCAAACTGATTTAATATCACGAACAAACGTATCCGGCCGTGTAGGAAAAATAACGGCAAGAAAAGCATTAGGTTTACAAGTAGAAGATTTTACCTGGCGAAACAGCACAAATGACCACATATCATTTACTGCCAACGAATTCTTATTGTTCGGAATAGCAATGGATGAATTCATAGAGCAGCAATATCAAGATAGCTGGAGCTAATAGCGGAAAGCAGTTAAGAGATAGAAGCATTCTTTTTATCTGGCTTTGAGCAAACCCTAAAATTCTAAGAACTTTTATATCGGCTATTTCATATGCCAAAAGCTGTCATAAAAGCTGTCATTCTGTAACATAATCCACAATAACTCACAGTAATTGATATGTTTTTATATACAGTGTTTGTATGAGCTTTATTTATAAAAGGCGAAAAAAAACAGATACTTATAAGGTATCTGTTTTTTAGTGTGTGGTGGAGGTGGCGGGTTTCGAACCCGCGTCCGCCAATCCGCTGCCTCAAGATCTACATGCTTAGACGCTTCTATTAAGTTAACCCAGCACGGCCCGAAGGTCAGGGCGTTTAGGGCGAGCCTCTTTAGTTTTTAACCGTTCAGCTTGAGACAAAGCTTCCGGGCGATCCCATCTCGAATGACACAACAAATCCTCTAGTTATAGGCACCTGAAGGTGTTGCGTAGCAGACTTAAGCTGCTAGT